TGACGGCGATGGAGATGGCGACGGCAAGTCGGATGACGACGGTGACGGCAAGTCAGACGGTGACGGTGACGGCAAGTCAGACGGTGACGGTGACGGTGACGGCAAGTCAGACGGTGACGGTGACGGTGACGGCAAGTCAGACGGTGACGGCAAGTCAGACGGTGACGGCAAACCATCTGACAAGAAGCAGCCCAGTTCGGCTGGCGAGTTCGAACGTCCAGTCAACCAGCAGAAGGCGCGCGAAGTCTCCGACCGCTGGCGTGAGATCCTCAGCAGCACCATTCAGACAGCGCGGCTTCGCGGCACTGGCGGTGGTGACTTCCTACAGAAGCTAGCCGAAGTGATGGAGCCGCCCATCACACTCCGCGAAGTGCTTGAGAAGTTCGTATGTGAAGCTACTATGTCAGATGATTCCACTCGACCAGACAAAACTTACATGGCGAACAACGACATGTTCGTCACTGGCATGGAGAGCGAGCGTCACGGCACGATAGTCTTCGTGAAGGATACCAGCGGGTCGATAACCGATTCGATCCTCAAGCAAGTCTGCGCCGTGATTCAGGATTCCTGTGACACGCTTCGGGCATCCCGTCTCGTAGTCATGGACGTTGACGACAGAGTCTGCGACGTCCAAGAGTATGCACCGAACGAAGAGATACCACTCACTGCCAAAGGCAGAGGCGGCACTGACTTCTGTCCCGCATTCGACTGGGTAGAGGAGAACGCACCAGATGCTCGTGTCATCATCTACTTGACAGATGGGTGGGGTTCATTCCCAGACGAGCCTTCCATACCCACTGTCTGGATCTCATGGGATCGGCCAGAGTCCAGCTATCCGTTCGGTCAAGTCCTCAAGTTGGACGACGCACTGAACACCTCTATCTAACAAACCAACAGGGGGAGCGCATCTGATAACGCTCAATCTCACTGTCATATATATGACAACCAACTGAAATACAAAACAAACATATGAAAACTATAGACGTAATCAAACAAGCCAACGAAAACTCACCGCTCAAAGCGAAGTCCTCAATCCTCAGATGGGAGCCAGCTTCCCGCTCCCTACTGTTAAGACGTGACGGGCGGTGGCATCCCGTCGTTAGCCTATTCGACGGAGTCCTCATTCAGTATATCCAAGCTGGAAATTCGGATGGTCTTAGTAGGTACGTCGATAGGAATGCGTTCAACGCCTTTGTAGATCAACAAGCGCGTGCGCGCCTCCATCTCCTCATCCCACCACAACTACCGTATAGTGTAGAAGAGCGCACTCCGAGCTGCGTCGCGATGCTGCGCGGTATTATGGATAGCGTAGCTCCGAAGGTTGGCAGCAATCTATATTGGCAATGGGCGTTCCAACACATGCTCGTCTCCTACTGCGCCACAGTAAGATCCGCTGCTACATCATTGGAATCGAAGCTTAACTCAATCATAACCGCACCCGCTTACTCGCAGCTTAGTTCAGCTCTGGCAGCATTGTCTGACACAGTATGTCGCGGCCGTGTCCTGAACTACGCCGAACATTGCCGCGCAGTTACATCGATTATGGATACGCTTAGGCAGAGTTTTTACAGTGCCAGCTCGATGCTCGGCGCGGCATACTCTGATGAGGATGGCCTTAGATACAATCATCCAGTTATTAAAGCGAAGCTGGTGACTGTAGATGTGGCAGGCAACTGGGGGGTTAGTGATCGCGATCACAGATACGACTTGTCTATCCGCGTAGAGAACCCCGCAAAGCTTATGGATCACTGGCCAGATCTTGTCAGTGTCTTAGCATCTGTCGGAATTGAAGAGCCGACACCTTACGGCCTTACCTTCTCTCAAGATAACCTCGCGGCGATTGCGTCGCTCATCGACGTGGCCAAGCTCGACTATGCGGAACCGCAGAAGTGGCGGGACGCCGCGACTGGTGTCACCGCCCGCGAATCAACTCCGGTATCCGCAATGGAGTTCGCATAACAATCTACCAAACAACAATATGAAAATGAAACATAAAGCACCGCTAATCAATACTGGAAACTACAAGACCCGCAAGGGTGAAGCCATCGGCTACAAGACTATCGGACTGCATCTCGCGCCCGCTAACCTCAGTGGCTACAACGTGTGCATCAAAGCCAGTGCTGGCTGTAAGGCAGCCTGTCTCAACACGGCAGGCCGTGGCGCTATGTCGTCCGTTCAGTCAGCGCGCATCGCCAAGACCCGCCTGTTCGTAGAGGATCAGCCGCAGTTCATGGCCCGCATGCACGCTGACATGCTCACTGCAATCAAAGCTGCGCGTCGTGCTGGCATGCTTCCAGTAGCCCGCTTGAATCTCACAAGCGATCTGTCATGGGAGTCTATCCGCATCTGGAAAGATACTGGTGACAAGGCGACACTGATCTCCACCTTAAGTGACGTGCAGTTCTATGACTACACCGCTGATGCTTCGCGCATGATGCGGTGGCTTGCTGGTGACATGCCACCCAACTACCACCTCACGTTCTCCCGCAAAGAGACCACGCCCGACCTATTGGTGGACTCCATTGTCAAGTCTGGTGGCAATGTAGCCGTCGTCTTTGACAAGCTGCCGACCACATGGCGCGGACATAAAGTTATTGACGGCGACGAAAATGATCTTAGATTCTTAGATCCAATCGGCGTTATCGTCGGCTTGAAATACAAAGGCAAAGCGAAGACTGATGATTCAGGATTCGTGATTCATTCAACGAACAGACAACAAACAACATGAAATACAAACTACGCTACTACTTAGGAAAGGTCTTCAAGTTTCTTGGCTTCTGCCGCGATTGCAGGGCGGCCTTATACTTCACAAAATACGGTCAGGGCGTGTGCCCTAGATGCTCAAAGAGATACTGAACACCGATCAACTAACAAACAACATGAAAATAATACTACAAACTACCGACTCTGAATCTAAATACGCACGCTCCGCAGAGGTGCGTGTCGGGTACGACGATCTCAACATACACGAGGTGTGGGAGGACTTGATTGTTCCTGCGCTTCTAGCATACGGGTTCGCACGAGAATCAATCGACAAGATTAACGGATAACGGATAACGAATAACGAATAACGAATAACGAATAAAGAATAGATTATGAACACACCAACCAACTCCGAGGCGTTGCCTCTCACGAATTGTTCGGCTCTTGTTGTCCACTGCGTTAGTAGTCTGTCGCACGATGTGTATATCGGCAGACCATCAAAATGGGGGAACCCGTTTGAGATCGGGAAAGACGGCAACAGAGAAGCAGTAATACAGAAATACCGTGAATGGGTAGTGACCCAACCTGATCTTATGGCTGCTCTGCCTGAGTTGCGCGGGAAGGTGCTGGGATGCTGGTGCGCTCCTAAATCGTGTCACGGCGACGTGCTTGCCTCTCTCGCCAACCACCAACACGACGTAACCGATGAGATCGTGGATGCCGTAGAAAACGATGTCGGGCTGGAATCTTGCAACGCCGTAACGCCGACCGACTTCGGGATGTAATTCTGAACAACCAAAAACCATGACAACACCAAATGATCCTAAAGGCGCAATCGGCGCTACGAAAACATAACCAGTAGATATCAACTATAAAGCAAACAAACATTATGCAAACAGACAGTCCCACATCAATAACACTAGACATCAACGGAAATGATGTATCCATCAAATCCAAACAGGAAGGCGGTCGCTGGGCAGTGATCGCTTTCACCCCATCCTGCTCTTTGCGCAGCAACAAGACGCACCGACCCCACCTACTTGACATGTTCTGTGAGGCCGTATTAGCGGGCTGTGACTCGGATAGCGATGGAGACTTGGACATGATTCGGAAAGGCGTACTTATGATAACGCCAAACATAACAAGTGGGCAGTGAAGCCGGACTTGTATTCGGACGATCCCAAGTTCCATGAACTGATCGCCCATGAGTTGTTCCACGTGGTCTCTGCAAGATACAGGATACCTTATCATGTTCTCGATTCCAAGAAGAGATCGCGTGGCGCTGTCGCATGCCGCGACGTTGCTTATCAAACCGCTGTGTCGCTGTTCCTATTAGATCTCAAGCAGGCCGCGCGAGCCTTCGGAGTTAGTCCAGCCACTATCTTAACGAGCACACAGCGCACGTTGGACAACTGGAATCCCGACGCATCTAGTAAGGTGCTTGTTGAAGTGTTCAAGGCGGTCGTCTTGAAGCTGGGATTAAAAGAGTGAGCAGTTTAGAGTGGGCAGTTTATTTAGTGTCGAACTTAATAAACTGCTCCTCCTTATTAAACTCGTCGTTTAAGATCTTCAACCTACGGTAGCCCTCGTCGCCAAGGTTATTGACAACCCTTTCGGCGAGTTCTTTATTGATGACTGGTCGCTCGGTATATCCGTTAAATATCAGATTAATATTTTTCGGCCCATAACCCTTCTCCTTCAGAATGCTCGCTGCTTCATTGATGGACAGGTCGCCGTGTTTGCTAGTGACGAGTCCTCTGGTAGTCTTGAATACATCTCGACTAATCTCAATCTTATTGGCTGTATGTTCGCGGGCTAGCTCTTTAATTTCTTCATCGGATATCGGACGCTTACTTCTGAGAATATTCAAACTCGCTCTATTGGCTCTCAGCTCGGTGCTCGCGTTGGCAACCAGCTTCGTATACTGCGCTACCGTATCTACTGGGAAAGATCTAACGGGCGAACCCTCACCTATTACTATTGAAAGCGCCGAATACTGGTCGTCTATTACGGGCGCTTGAGTCGCTTTATACGCATCAATCGCTTTCTCAAGAATGCGTGGGTTGTAAGATTTATCAAGAACATATGCGATTCCTTTCCCAAGTATCCCTAAACCGTCCTTCTCACCGTAGATTTTCTGACCTGTTTTAGAGTCTCTATTGTAACTAGCATCAAAAATAGCGCCAGCAAGTATCTGTTGATCTCCGTATGTGCCCCAAATAGAACTTAATACGGCCATAGCAGCGCCGGATATGTCGCCGCGCCGCGCTTTCTCAAGCCCGCGCAGTATCGGATCGACCCCCAATGCGAATGGATTGACGAATGTTAGATCCACAGATCGTAATTTACCACCCAATGTGAAGTAAAGGATCGAGTTGTCCTGCATGAAAGACGGGAGGGCGCGCCGCCGCACTTCCTCTTCTTCATCTCCGATATCAAAAATCTGTTGGGCTATTGCACCAAGCCCACCTGAAATAAGTGTTAGCACCGCAGTCATACCAATCATTCGTTTTGCACCGCGTGCGGCCATTACTGGGTTGCCAGACTTCATCTCAGCAACGCCTTCTTTGTATGTGTTCCATATGATTCGGGGCACTTCAATTTTGAATCTTAGGAACGGAGATACCAAAACTCCAGGCCCTCTAACAAATTCTTTTACGATGGGCGGTGCTTCTGAGTAGCTCTGAGCAGTCGCAAGAACCTTTCGAGCAGCTTCTCGCTTCATCTCATAATCACTTAGGCGGCTATAGTAACTATCGTTTCCAGCATCGATGTCTGCTTGTCTCGCTCTTTCAAGAGTAGCAAGCTCATGCTTGAAATAAGCTATTTTGTAGAAGCCGTCAACGGCGCCAGATAATGCTTGAAGTCTAGACATGAGCGGGCCTACTGCTTTAGATCCTGCATCTTTAATGGCCTTCAACTTGTCTGCGATATCTTTCATATCGTTCTCCATCTTACCGACAGAAATCTTTCCGCTGAGTATATCCTTCAGGAGACCTGTCGTTATCTCGTTGTTTAGAATGCCGAAGGCGGCAAGCTCAGCTTGTAGCTCATTGATAGCGTTCGGGTCTTTACGGAGGTTGAGGAGGTTTCCAACCAATCCCAACTCTTTGCCCATATCAAATACGTTGATAAAGCCTTGTGACGGGCCGAAGAATATCATGTTGCTAACAATGTTACGTAAGTAGAATCCAACAGAGAATAATGTTTTTGCTCCGAGCGATAGGCCCGTCAGTGTTGAAGCCAGCCATTGCATGTTCTCGATGGCCCTCTTTGCCCTCGTCTTATTCTCACTATCAAACTGAGGTGCATAGGCGTTACGCATGCCGTCAATCAGTTCTTTAGGTCCGTAGTAATGGTATGTGGGGTCATACTGGCCATCAAGATCTTTGGGTATTGTATCTTCGGCGTCTCCAATAAAGGCGCGACCCGTTCTAAGGTTAACGAAGTCGCCCGCAATAAAGGCTGGGTCGTTGCGCATTTTCTCATTTAACTCATCCCGCGTCATGAGGAACCCGACCATTTCCTTCTTACCATCCAAATTAACCTGCTCTACCATTGAACCAATAGAGATCAGGTTGTTGTAGAACGATTGGCGCGAAGCCATCGATGTTACAACGGCGAAGGTTCGGAACATGTTGTTGATCGCCTCCTCTGGTTTGTCGTATTCTCCAAGTAGTTCGCGGACGGCTGGATCTAAGTTACCTTTGTTCTTAAGGTTATCGATCAGCGACTTGGTCACGCCGCCTTCCAGTGGCCTGCGCTTACGATAATCCTTCTCATAGGATCTTAGGAACTGAGCCATGAAGTTTGCTACCGCCGATGGATCTTCATCTACTTGGTCTTCAGCCTTTTGCTTAGCTTCCTCCTTTGTAAGCTCCTTCTTGGTTTTGGTAGAGTCTTTGTCAGCGTCTATCTTGGATTTCTTTTTAAGAGTCGATGCGAGTTTGGCGACGTAACGCGCGCGGAAATACGGCGTGGCGTTGTTGCGGATCTCAACGAATTTTTCATCACTCGATGTGAGAACTTTGTCTATGTAACCCTCTTCGTTGAATGCTCTGTAAGCACGTGTCAGATAGATTCCCATGTTCGAATCGAACTTGATCTGCATACTCTCTGAAAGAGCGTATGTGTCCTTTAGCTTTCTGGAGAACCCGTCGATCACCGAGCGGAACTCGGTTATAGTGTCGGCTAGTTCCGGATAGTCTTCGCGGATACGGCCCAGAGCAGCACTCTGCTTGCGTCGGACTTCCTCACGGGCGACATCGCGCAAAGCTTCGATTTGGTCCTTAACCATTCTCTTTCGCATCTCAGATGTTGCTTCTACAGAAATATATTTTGGGTCGAGTGTTCCTTCTTTGACCCTTCTCTTGCGTTCTTTCAAGGCTGACAGATAGGACTGCGATAGTCTGAGTCTGGTCTCTTTATCAACCGTAAGCAGCTCGGTGCTTCCCGCTGCATCTGCAAGATCGTTCGGATCTACCGCTCCATCCGTTTCGTCGAGCAGCCTAGCCAGCTTCGACATGTAATTCTTAGCGATAGCCTCTACGGCATTCTCAAAAAATATCTGCTGCTTCTTCAAGCGGGTTACACGCGGATCAAGCTCGCCTTTGAACAAGCTTACTATGCCTGAGAACCCTTTGTAGTTCCCTTTTACATACTGTGAAACTGGCAGATCGATGGAATCAATCACGCTCTGGAAGCGGTTAGCTACTTCTTCATCTGTCGTTTCATCTGTGATATCCACGCTAGTCGCAGCGAACTGGCGGCGAAGAACTTCAAAGCCAGCCAGTGGCGTACGTGGGTCGAACGCATTATGGCCGTCAACCGAATAAGAACCAGCATGCAGGTAGCGCAACTCATTCGACATGAGGTGAATAATCGCTGCGAGTTCTGGGTTGTTCTTGTTGAGATTGTAACGAGCGTATGTCCGTCTGAATACTCCACGGAGGTAGCGCAACGCGATCTGCATCAGGTTCGGGCTGCCCTCAAAGAAAGCGATGTCCTCCTCTGTGGTGGAGCCGCGAGCGACCCGTTGATGATACATGCGCAGATACTCGCCTATCATCTGGCGTTTGACGTCCGCCGCGTCCGGCCCGCGAATGCCATCCTTCAAAGAAGCGCGGAGTTCAGGGTCGGATGTGTAGTCGTCGATGATGCCGTCGAACTCTTGGTCAAGAGTCTCGTCAACCAGCGCGTTGATCTTCTCGATTGGAACAGCGTTGAACTCAGCTACGTGAGTAAGCTCTTCATTGATGTATGTTTCGAGTAACGCCTTAGCCATGTTGGCGTCTTCGATCACCGAGCTGCGAGACAGCAACCTATTGCGCATGTTGGCTCTATTGATAAATATCGCGGACTGCTCCGTGCCATCTGTATTGCGGATGATCGTGGCGACGATAGCCTCGTTTGGTCGCCCATCGAATGTGCCACTATCATCAGCTTCTTGTTGAGTATTAAATACTGATACCGCTACATCGGCTGGGATCAACGAACGCACTGCCTGATCGATCAGATAGTCAATCATCCGCTGTTGTTGAGCGGTTCCGAGTTCACCGTCAACGAGTGGCTCCAAGCTGGAGAACTGAGTGAGATCGATCTCAGCAGCGGGTTTTGCTGCATCTCTAATTGATTTTGGAATCGGGGAGAACTTACGCCCTTCGTCGATTGTCTCAGCTGCCGCGCGATCCATCCGAGCTTCAATCGAAGTGGATGCCGGATCGATGTTGCCGATTGTGGTGAAGTCGATAAGGTCTGCAAACGCAGAGTCAAAGGCTTTGTTCAAGCGGACTCCAAACAGATCCTTGATCGCGTCAATGATACGGGTGAAGAAGTTCCTGCGACTACCAGCATCTCTGGTTACTTTGAGCGTGTTCTGGAAATCGCTGGACGTGAAGAACGTGGCGATGAACTCTTCGATGTTCTGAGTGCCCGACTCAAACAGTAGGCTTGCGCGCCCACCATCAGCAAGCTGCTTGTCATATGCGCGGCGTGAGATTTCAAGCAAACCATTGAGGCGCTTCTTAGCCGTGCGCTGAGAATCCGTGAGTTCGGATTCAGGCTTGGTGGTGAGGTCAACAGTAGCTGCGTGGAGATACTCATGAAGCAGGACGGACTCGATGCCCATTCCGTAGTATCCTGTCATATTTATGACAACGTGTCCGATACCATCGGAACCGACGCTGAACTCGCCTGCCTTATTGTTGTCGATGTTGGCGATGGTGAACTTGGTTTTGTTAATCAGATCAGGATTCTTGAGCAAGAACTGGGCGACAGCGCGGTGCTGCTTGTTCTTGCTGCTCTTCATGATCTCCTTCATAGCTGCGGCTACAGAGTTCGGGTTACCGGATTCAAGGTTCAGGCGCTTGATTTCTTTCTCGTTCTTGACGCGGAAGAAATTACGGTGCTTTGAGTTGATGAACGACGGTGCATCAAAGCGGTGGATTTTCTCTGCCAGAGATTTGTGTAAACTCTTCGCTTCAGATTCCGTGATATTTAGTTTTTCCGCGAGCAATGTCGGAACAGATTTCTGTGTGAGTAGTGTGGTCTCTAATTCTGAGAAGCCAAGTCTACGTAACGTGTCGCGTTGTTTCTTATCAGCGACCCTCTTGAAGTCGTATTTGTAAACGCCGTAGGCTTCGAAAGCCCTGCTGATAAGAGCCGTCGATTTATTCGTAGCTTGAAAGCGGTCGAGAAACTGACGGCGGAATCGGTAAGAATCCGTTTGGGAATGGCTTTTAGATACTGCCCATAGGGCGATAGCTCTAAATAATTTTTCTGGTTTCAGGCTTTCGGCAAGAGCTGGGCTGTCTTTATGGACGGTGTCCTTAGCGAGTGCTCGCAGGGCTAGCTGAACGTCTCTGTCGGAGTCGAACAGCTCGTATGCGGGCTTCAAAAAGAGCTTCGGCATCGCTGCTGCAGCTTCACTAGCCGCTAGTTTATCAAAGATGTATGGGAGTGTAGACTCGCCTGTGGTATACATTTGCCCAAACTCGGACTCTTTCACAGCCTCAATAGCGCCCGAACGCTTTTTAGGGTCGAGCGCGAAGACGTCTTCAGTGGCTTTCTCCTCAAGGGCATACTGGACTCGTTTGAGGGCGCGTGTACCTACTCGAGACGCAATAGCTTTTATGTTGGGGAACAAACCGTTTTCATCTGGACGCGCAATATCATCATTGATAATACCGTCGATATAAGAATCGAGGACTCTGTTCTCCCAATCGGCGGTAAGCTTCTTCGTCTTGTTCTTCTCGCCTTCTTTTAGGATTGGTTTGCGCTGGCCTTTCTTAAAGCCAAACGTATAGATGAAGGCGGCTTTGCGGTTTGTTTCTTCCGTGATTGGGAGATCGGTTTTAGCACCCGTAAAGTCAGCGGGAACTTTGATACGTTCTAGTAAGGCGTTACGCGCTTCTTGCTCAGCCCCAGCTTTGATCGAAAAGAGACCGTCCACCACCTCTATTGCTCCCGCTCTCTGGAGGCTCTGGAATAGCTCTCCAAATAAAAGAGCTTTCTTAAACTCTGGGACAAGCTCTAGCGCCGCCGTTTCTTTAGCTAGCTCAAGGCTTGCCCCCTTTAGGTTGGCGCGGCTAATGTCTGACATGGCAAGCATTGCAGCAGCCATGTCCTCCGCTTGCTTCTTGGCAGTTTTGTCTTCTTTTTTACTATAATCGCCAGCAAGACTACCCCCTCTAAAAATCACATAAATTTTTCCGATAAGGTCGTCTACCTTAATAGACGCTTCGCCGAATGTAGTTTGAGCGTCGTCTAATGGCGTGGTGTCGGTAATGTTATTCAGATCGCGATGGATTTCCATCGGAGCGTAGGACAGCGGTTTGAATCCCTCAAGGAGTTCAAACGAATCGTCGGCAGTCTTAGATACGAGTGACGTCTTTTTGCGGCCGCTCCTTTTATCTTTGCGTTCCAACACATTCGGGTCTGCTGCAGTTGGACCATCTACACGGATAACCAATCGAGTAGTCTTATCAAACACAATCGACTTGTTCCGTAGGAGCTCAGGAAATGATTCCGGAACCCTTACCGGAATCTCAGCTCGCAAAAACTGGATCATGCTCCGTGGATTGTTGTCGAACAATCCGATCTTTACCCCGCCGTCAGTAGCTATATAATACGTCTGCTTGTTTCTTTCTACAAACTTGCCGCTAACTGGATCAAATTCATTTGCCTGCGGAGTTCTAAGGGCTTCAGGATTCAGGATGTCGGAATAACTTGCAATCTTTGCGGCATTGAGGACTGGATACTTTTCGTAGATTAGTTTAGAAATGAGATCGGATATCTCGGATGAGCTTTTGACATTCTGGTAGCCGTTTGGCATCCCATAAGCACTGCCTTTAGTTAACCTAATCGGGAAACCCTGCTCTACTATCAAATCAATAGTGCTGCCAATAGCCTTTTTGATGGCCTTGATCTGACCTGCTTGGAGCGGGTCTGACGCAGCCGCTTCCTTACCCGTCTTTCTTTCTGAAGCCGCTTTCTTTGTAGCTGCCTTAGCTTCTGCCACAGCTGCTTTCTCAGCTGCCTTAGCTTCTGCCGCAGCCGCTTTCTCAGCTGCCTTAGCTTCTGCCGCAGCTGTTTTCTCAGCGGCTTTCTTTGCTCCGCTGTCTTTTATTTGAGCTGCTGTTTTTGCAGCCGTATCAGCTTTGCGTTGCGCTGCTTGCGCCGCTTTCGCGGCTGCCGCCGCATCCTTTGTTGCGGCGGCCGCAGCCTTCGCAGCTTCAGCCGCCTCTGCTATCGTAACTTCCTTTGCGGCTTTTGTTCTGGCTTCATAAAGTTCGCGTGTCCGCGCCATCGCCCATTCAGGAAATTCTGGTTCTTGAGGTGCTAATGTCGCAAGAGCCTTATCAACTTGTTCTTTCGTCAGTCCTTGCTGCTCGCCTGCCACGTATATAGCTTTTATGTCGCTCGGAGTTATCTTAAGTTCATTAAGCTCATCGTCTGTAGCGTCATCAATAACACTCGCGCCAACTTCGGGCGTAGTGTATGTAAGCACTAACGCGGGAGATTCCGGCGAACTCTCCGAAAGAACTTCATCGATAGCTTCTTGGATAGCACTCCCAGATGCGCCGTCTAGATCTGCTTGAATTTCTTCCATAGAGTCTCCCTCTATATCAGGTTCAGTGCTTGGGGCGGCTCCGCCATATAGAGTAGCTAGAAACTCTTTCACTCTAGTGATCTCTGCATTAAGATCGTCAACAGTAGTCGCCGTATTGTTTTGAACGGGGCTAAGACTTTGGTTGATAAATGGGATAGCGGGTCCTTTACGACCTGTTTTCGGTATGTCTTTATTACCTCGTATATCACCTACGGTATCGTTGAGGTGCGTAGCAATTGCGCGCAACATTGGTGACCCATAATAATCGTTGATATCGGCACTACCTGTTTTGTTAAGCCAACCATCTTCTCCAATACCGAAGAATGGATACCATTTACCAGCGGGCACTCCTTTTTTACCGCCACCTCCTGTTGATATATAGAACGGGAGTTTCATTCCACCAACATCTAATACAGTAATAATTCGGCCAGAATAATTGATGACTCCTGTTTCTCCGGCTCGAGTCTCTAGCGGGCCATTAGTTGTGCGGGCATAGGTAGACTCGAAAGGAATCTGAACGGCGAGTGCTGAATTTTCTCCGAAGGAGAAGGCAGGTGCTGTAAAGTTGTTAGCTACAGATGGGGGTTCTACGGGCGCAGCAATTGCTATAGGCGCGGCAGTTGTTGCCACCGCTTCAGGCGCGCTTATGTTCAGCACGGGGGCTTCGGGTAAATCGACATCCTTTATGTCTGCGTCAAAAGAAGCCGCCGTAGCGGCAGTGGCAGAACCAGCGGTAGCAGCGGTGGCGGCTGGTGTTTTGGGTGCGGCAGTCGATGCTTTTTGCAGCGGGTTCCTTAGTCTGTTAAGGATAACGTCTGCCGCAAGTGGACTGCCAGCGTCTTTCAGTTTAGTGGAAAGATCGGTAATTACTTTATTCCATGCCGCGTCGCGGCTCTCTGCTTCAATAGCACCGCCGCGCGCCAGTCGTCCAGCAGTCCGCTGAAAGACTCCCATACCACCACCGAATACACCGCCGTAGAAGCCAGCCATTGCCGATTGCTGTAACCGTTCAAGGATCGGGACGTCTTGGCCAGTAGCTGCGCTTTGGATATACCCGTTAACCAACTCATCGGCAGCTTCTTCCAAAGCTTCGTCGGTGAACTTCTTGGCAATGTCAGCGGGTGCTGAATTTTTCCACATGGACTTCAAGCCTTTCTTCGCATACTCAGCAACCACTTTATCGAAATCAGCGCCTTCGCCAAATTCCCTACCTCTTATCTTTGTAAGGACTGCTTTAAGCTGGCGTGGTGTGGCACCGCCAAGAATGAAGTCTTCAAGACCACCGCGTCCTATCATCGAGAAACCGAGTGTGATGCCGCCAGTAACAGTTCCGGCTACAATGCCAGCGGCAAGCGCGCGCGAGTGCTTCTCGTCCTTAGTAAGGTCTTTACCTTCGGGCGAATTCTCCAAAGCAGAATACACAGACGCGTAGGTGTTGCCACCAGATCTTGTAGCTGCGGGGATAAACATAGCGGACCTGATCACATACTTGTTTGCCGTTGTCTTTGCATACGCGCTGATTGCAGTTTCGGCAGACGCTATCGCCGCTTCTTTGGTAGCTCCTTTGACAAGTCCGCTAGTAACGAGTCGTTGGGCAGCCGCCGACGCTGTTTCTTTTGCTCCAGTAGCAAGTGCGCCACGGGTAATGCCGAGAACAACGCCACGGGCAGTGAGCCTTGCGCCAACGTAAGCCGCTCCACCTACTCCGGTCGCGGCGGTTAATATAGCGGTAGCAGCTACATCAAATACGACGGGGGCCGCCATTTCGCCGAGCGTCATTGCCATGCCAAAATTATCGCCGAACATGTTGGCAAGGCGGCGGCGTGAATCCCGCTCCCTCTGGTTTGTGAGGAGGATCTCACGCGCGGCATCAGACTTGGCAACAACTCCGAATGCCCCCAATATATCTTCATAAGAAGATACGATGGACGCGCCGATGGCGTCGATCCTATTTCGTATGAAACCATAATCAGCGGTCTGTAGGAACTCGTCGAGAATCTCCCCGTCCTTTTTGTCTTCGGAATATCCTTTCTGGAGTGCGCGGTTCCAATCGTCTGCAAGATGAGTGTCCTTAAATACTTTGTCGTATTCGTTGAACATCGACTGGATCACAAGATCGCGGTCTTTGGCCATCCCCTCTTTTTGCTTTTCAGAAAGGTCGGAGTTCGCGAGCATCGCCTTAAAAGCAACTTTGTTTGTAAAGGCTTCGCGGTGGATGACGGGGGATTTATATCCAAAGTAACGAAGGTTCCTGCTCCCTTCTTCTTCTGTAGAATACTTCAGCAGTCCTTGTTGAGCAGCTGCGTTGCCCGCCTTGAATTCCACAGCGGCTTGCTTATCGGCGGTTGAAATGTAACCCGCGTCCGGTAGTAGATCATCCATCTTATCGATGATAAGGCCATACAGTTCTTCGTTTGAAGGTTTACGCAAAGACTTAACGTCCTCTCTTATAGCATCGCTATCGTAACGGAGATACTGTTCTATTTGTTTAAGCGACTCGCTGTCGTCACTACGCCCCTGCACCCCGCCATCATAGTGGTCTTGCTTGCCCATGTTCTCTGCGAGTGCTTGCACCCATTTTTCTACCTCTTTGTCTTCCTTGATAAGAGTCTCCGCTGCGGCAATGGCGTCGAAGTAGTTTATAGCTTTGAAGTTAGGAACCGATTGGCCTTCTTGGATCTCATAAGACTTCTTGATTGCAAGCGCGTCGTCTGGTGAGATAATACCAGCACGCAAACTCTGCTTGTATGCTTCGACTGGCGTGAGGTTTTCCGCGAGATCACCACCTACAAATATGTAGCCCCCATTCTTTTGTTTGACTTTAGCGAACGGAATAGAACCGTCGGCAACCTTAGCGAGCTGAGATTTATCGAAGTTGGTGTCTAGAATCAACTTCACTTGTTCTTCAAGAACAGGCATACGGTCAGCATACTCTTGCTGAGACTCCTCAGAAAGGCGGCCGCTGGTCATCAATTCTTTGGCTACGTTATACTCGCGAAGAACCGATCTATCCTCAGAAGCAGGGTCGGTATAGTCGTATACCGAAGCCAACTGCGCTTCGAAAGAAACGCCCTTATCTTCAAACTCTAGCTTAATCGCTTCTTCAGAAACATCGATAGACCGTAGAGAATCCGCAAAGTTATTATTGATGAGCTGTGCAGTTGCTCCATCGAGTTCATCATTCGCAAGATACTCGCCGATGACATACTCTTTATACTTCCTCCGCTGTTCAATTTGATCTGTGATATTATTTTGGGCGGACCAAATGTCGATTGGAGTAAGCTCAGTCATAGCTGTGGCGGGTTCTGGGTGTTGTGTTGGTTATGCTTTTCTAATGCGTATATTCTGGAAACCTTAAGGAATATTCCAAGAGGTCTTTAGATAGTCGTCTATCGTCAAATCGGTTTTCGTTGGGATGGGCTTGCTCCGATCACCTGTAATTTCTCTGTATAGCTGCGTTCTACTGTCGTCGATTCGCACGCCGAGTAGATTGTGAAGTTCGTTATCAGGGAGTTTCTTTACCTCCTCCACTTGATCTGGATCTAAATTAGAGAGGTTAATCACCCTATTGATCAGAGCATTTCTGTAAGGCGCTGCGAAGGACTTAGGTTTTGTGGCTGTTGGGCTTGCGTTTTCATTGCTTCCCAATAAGGTATTCTCGAATGAATCAGAGCTTCCGTCACCATATTTTATAGTGTTAAACAAGCTCTCGGATCTGTCGATGTAATCGGTTCGGAGCTTATATGCCAGTTCTAACTTCGCGTTAGCAGCCTCCTGCTGCGCTTGGAGCGTATCAGCGTCCTTTTTACGTTTAGAAATTTCGCTAAGCCCAGCATTGGCAGTCAGGCTGCCAGATGTAACTTGATCGGCGACATCGGGCATGCCCAGTTGAGCCGCCATATTCCACACTTGGTTTATCTTAGCTTGTTCCACAGCATTGGCTGTTGCTCCAGCGGATATTTTAGAGTTAACCGCTGAAAGCAACGCGGAACCGTTCTTAGTCTCAAAGAAGGTTGGGTTGCTCATCATGATGTCGGACACAAGAAGGCGTTGATCGTTGGGGTCTTTACCCTCCATCGCATCCTCAAGCTGTTTGGATATTGCTGGATACAATGTCGCCGCGTCCCGTGCTTCTCGGAGCTTTAGCTTCTCATCCTCGAAAGCAAGGTTGGCTCGTTGAAAAGACAGCTCCTGATTTTGCACGTCGAGCATGCGCTCTAACGTCTTATTAGAGATTTCTTGAAACGGAGCTATTCGCTGCATGTAGTCCGCTTGCAGCTGTTTACGCTCCCGATCCTTAAGACTGGAATCAGAAAAATAAGAACCGCGCATTGGCGCGATGTCCGTTTCGTAAGAAAATTCTGCCATATTTTTATTTGGGGGTTGCATTCATCTCCCCACGCCGCTTCTTGATAGCGTCGCGCATGAACTGTGTATACTCCGATTGGAGTGCAGCGGCTTCCGCGCCTGCTGCGTCTGCTTGTCTGGACTGTTCCCCCAGCCTGCCTCTTTGTTCCTGAGTCAGGATACTTGGTTCGTTGAGGCGCTGTGTTGAAGCCCCCATTGCCATCTCTTCAGCGGCTCTCGAATAGCCTTGTTTACGCAAGCGAAGGGCTTCGCGGCGCATGGCTCCGGATTGGGTTCCAAGGCTGCGGGACTCTCCAAGTTTACCTATGCTGTTCCCTAGAGAGTCCCGTCCCAAGCCCCCCAACGAGGGTTTGGCGGTAGGCGTCGGAAGTGGCTTTTCAGCGCGGTTAATACCGCGCGTATAGCCCGCATCGTCGATGCCGAGAGCCTTTGCACGTTCTCGAAAACCTGACGGCTTACTGCCTGCATCACCGCGAGCAGCAGCTTGCATATCCGCAAACAGCGCTCTACGACCTGCGAGGTTGGAATTCTCTTTAGGTGATACAGAGGTAGTCGCAGCGGTGAGTGCGGGTGTGGGTGTGGGTGTGGGTGTGGGTGTGGGTGCGCCAAAAGAAGGAAACGAAGCTGCGTAATTAGGTGTTGGATTGTAATTAGGTGCTTTAGGAAGTAGTTTCGATACGTATTTTAATTGTGGGGAGGTCGCCATATCGAAGGGAAGTTACGCGACACCTAGAAGATTGTCAATAGTCCAGTAAAGTGCCCCTGAAAAACGAGGTCAGTTTCTTTCGCCTTTACTCTTAGAGTATAAAAACTTCTATTTAGAAGAAGTAGTTCATTAAGCTAGGCTTAATGAACTACATCATTCTATAGAAAGTTTTTTTCCTAAAGACAGATCACTCTGCCAAGCTGCTCATCGAGTTCACCAGAGCACTGCCCAGCTCGTTGATCGTTACTGGCTGCCTCCTGTATCCCGCTTCCTGTTCCCCTTTCGGTGGGTCGATAGCCACCAGACCGAGCCGCTGGCGCGCACAGTCGAGCGCGAGGAAGGCAGCATCCGCTAAGTCGGGAGACCGCCCGAACCGTGATTTGAACTCTGGCTTCGATTCGATGCGCACTCTTAGTGTCCCGCTCTTGACCAGATCGTAGTTCCGGTTGGTAATTTCTCGCGCGAGATCCGAGTCAATGCCAAACAACTGTTTGGTCCGCATCAGCTCCTTGCCCACGAACCACAGTTCAGATACACGGTTCACGTAGAGTTCTTCACCAGTTAGCTTAGAGTTCTGGCTAACGCGCTTATCAGATGCTTTATCACCGAACCCGACACGCATAAATCGGTTTGACCACTCACCCGCAAGCACGTCGCAGAACGGTGAACCCGCGCCTGTGGCATCTACCGCCACGTTTTCTGGCAGAATACCCCGCTTGACGCAGTGGTCCTTGATCTGCTGGACGATCTGGTAGGTGCGTGGTATAGCCTTGTTAGAGGCGTCGTCGTTAAGCAGGAGCGATTCCCCGAACTCAAAGACGTAGTGACCCTCTCTATTGTAACCGACATAAGCTATATATAGGATCGAGCGGTCGCCACCGTTGGTAAACGCGGGGTCAACGCCCGCCACGGCTGTGGGCTTACCCGCCCATACCACTTTACCCATGCTGCCGCTTTGAGTGAGATCAATCTCCGAGTAGATACCCGTCGTCTCGTCGCTGTCAAAGAACACGGCGCGAACCATTCGCATGTAGCCCCGCGACTCCACACCGAGTAGTGCCCTATCCTCGTCGAGCTTTTCTTGGGTCGGCAGCCACGGATATAGAACCATGCCAGCGGTAATGTTGGGACTCCGCTCGCCGTCGAGCCGCAGGTAGTAGCCGTTCCACTTCGTCACCCAGTTGTCCGCCGTCTGGGTGTCCACCGAATCCCAGCCGCCTTTCGGTTCCGCCCAGACACCGAAAGCGTCGAAACGGCTGTTCGGGTTGGCCATGCCGATCATCTGGAGCGACGGGTTTTTCGAAAGGTTGGTCAGACCCGCGTGCAGGATCGCCTCCGAAATTTCGGAAAGCTCGTCGCCGATGACGATGACCCGCGTCTGCTTGATACCGATGAACTTGCCGACGGCCTCGCGTGTTTTGCTGCGTTCCGCCGCGATAAGCCGCAAGCCCGCACGTTCGATAAGCGTGCCTTTCTCATCGACATACGCAATGGACCCAATCGAATCCCGAATCTTGCACGGTGCAAACGGTATCACGGTCAACAGCGCGATTACGGAACCCCAGATACGCTGGCGGGCTTCACGTAACGATGTGGAGGTCATCATCACCAGAGTGTCTTGCGGCTCCGACAACCAGTTAATGAGACCCCATGCGGCCATCGTGTGGGATTTGCCGGAGCTAGCCGAGCCACCGATTGCCAGATACTTGTTGTTCAACGCTGCCCAAATCATTTCCTCAGCCCACGGATGGCGCACCATCAGCGGCTCTGGCATGTCATCGTTGTTCCAGAGTTCGTCACAGCACCGCCAGAAATAAAATTCCTTCGCGCGCAAGTTCGTGTGGTTGGCAAACCCATATAGGAGCGCCGTAATAAGGCTGGTTGGCGGGATAAAAAGGCCGCCTACATCCATGCGTTTAGTGACCGGATCTATTCGCGGTTCGAGAATTTTACTTTTTTTTACGATTTTTGTTGCCATGCTGGTTGCGGCGCACCATAACTCCCAACAGATGAAGCGTCAATCTCATGGAACAAGATCTTGAAAATGAAGAAAACGGCGACATGCCGTCGGACAATCCGCTACTTCAGAGGGCGCTAGAGCTTTATGCAAAAGACTACAAGATCATGGCGATTGCCCGCGAGCTTGGTGTGCATGCGGGAACTGTTCGCCGCTGGTTTAAGAGAATCGGACTGCCGCCTAGACGGCGCGCGGGCACACCATTACCAAAACAAGTTCAGGATATTGTTCAATACGTAGATGATACTGACGAGGATGCGGAAGACCTTAAAGACAATCTCGACAACTACACTGGCGACGCGATCAGACTAGCCAAGCAAGAAGCGCGCACGGTAGAGGACGAACAGATGATGGAAATTGCTGAGTCGCAATCGTCTCCTGCCGACAAGTATCAGCACTACATCGCGGCAGCGGGCATCAAGCTGCTGCGTGATTCGATGAAGAATTTGAAAGGCCCAAAGTCAGTCCGCGAATTATCGGAACTAGATCAGTTGATCCGTCGCAATCTCGGATTGAACTCCAAAAGCGGTGGTGGTGCGAGCAGCATGCGCATCGATATCAGCATTCTTAACAACTCCAAGACCGACAGAGGCAACGGAACAATTTCTAAAATGAAATCAAAAATTATCGATGTAGACGTAGAACCCGAAACTTTATCCGAATAACATGTTTAACAATAAAAAAATAACAATAAATCCCCCGACATTAGTTCGTAAGAACGGCGCGCTACATGATGACTTTACCTTTGAGGTGGTTATACTAGAAGGCGAATACTATAGGGTCCTCCCCGAAACGGCGCGCGAAGTGTTCTACTTACAAGGACTTACTAAAGGTTTCAATATCCACGTGCCCGAATCAGGAAATGGAATTATTGTCAACAAAGCCGCTATCGACTCGGTTAGGCACGTATGAAAATTACTACGTTCGACGAACCTAATTATGGGGCCATACTCGAAGCGGCCACCCTCCAGTTTGGAGTTACGGTCGGAGACCTAAAAGGCAAGTCAAAAGAATCGCGCATTGTAAACGCGCGTCACGTGGCTATGGCCGTTATGCGGGTCTTCTTTGAATGCAGTTTTGCAGATATCGGAAGAGTCTTTAATCGCGGACACGCCACCGTAATGCACGCATGCAAACGGGTTGAGTTCTCGCGAAACAAAGTTCTTCAAGACGCAGCCGTCACCGTAGCGAAAGCGTTCGTCGCTCAACGCAAATCAAATAAATCATGATTATTGGAATCGATAACGGTCTCGACGGCGGTATTTGCGCCATCTCTGCTTTTTCAGGCGACCTTATCGCTTACATGGAAATGCCATGTAAGGAGCGCGCTGGCAAGCGAGAGATTGATACACTTAAAGTATATCAATGGATCATGGATCTGAATACTGATTCCCGAATCCTGATTGAGGAACCCCTCAAGCATGCGAAGACATCGCAAGCCATGCGCTCGATGGGCATCTCATTCGGCAAACTGCTCGGCATGTGTGAGTCGCACATCCTTACCGTTGAGCCTGTCGAAGTGCTTAAATGGCAGAAGGTAATGCTTGGCAAAGTAATCAAAGGCCAGACGAAAAAAGTAGCCCTTGAGAAAGCACAAGCATTCGAACCTGAAGAAAAATGGTTGGCCTCTCCGCGCTGCCGCGTCCCGCATGATGGTATCGTGGACGCTTACCTAATCGCCCAGTATGGGCGCTTCTCAACTCTCATAAAACCATGACACCTATCCACATTGAACCTGCGAACAATTCCGGCGCACGCTTTAACAACGACCCTAAAGGCACAGTCGGCGCTACCAAAACACCACTAGCATTGATCCCACCGTTTGCTATGGAGCAGACCGCGTGGGTCCACAAGTTAGGTGCAGAGAAATATGGCAAAAAGATTCCAGTTTATGCTTGCAATGATGGCGTTGAACTGGCAGAATTCTGTTCGTGCGGATACTCCATACAAAACCAACGTGCCACCCAGACAGGCCACATGCCGCTCGCGGACTATGTTTCGAGTGCTACAATAAAGAACACCCAAGAAGCAAGCGGGCCTCATGTCATGAAGG